TAAAAACACAATTTTGTTTGTTTATAAAAAAAGCCACTTTATCATACAAGTCACCTTTCACTTTTTTACGAATAACATAAAATAACAATCCTCTATTTGAGTAGTTAGTAAATGTTGACGGATGGTTTTTAGATGCAGTACACCATTTGGTACTTGCACCGTACTTCAAAGAACCTTTATGTGTCTTTGGTATAAGAATCATATAATCTCCATTTTCGAATATAACATTGACATGTTCTTCTCGAACAAAACTCTTTTCCTCCTTTGTTATAATAGCCTGATTAATCGTATTATTTAGACTCATTAAGTCTTTATAGAATGGACTATATATGTCTTTGTTCTCAATGTAAGGTAATAGTGAATCAAATTGAGTCACCAGTTCAACACACTGTTTCGCATTACGTAAACTAATCCATAAAAAACACATGTAATCAAGGTACTTTTTTGTTGCAGTCTTATCACTTTTTTCAAGACTGTTAATAGTACGTGAAGGAATAGATGGGTACTTCTCTTTAATTTGTTCAACCTTTGACATTACTTTTTTTTGTAAAGATAATAGGTTGAAACGATAGAGACAACTATGTGAACATAATTTTCTTAATCTTTCCGATATTTTCGTTCAGTCCACTTTGGAACTCTTGGTTTTTACCTTCCTCAATATCAACCTCACCACCAATTTCTACACCATATTTTTGGGTAATTTCTTGGTATAAAGTTTCTTTAACACAATCAATTAACTCATAGAATATTACATCCAAATCATCATTATCTCTCACAAAATTACCACCATATTTTTTCTGTAATTCAGCTGGTGTTAAGTGTTGTAAGTCAAACAAAGTATATTCAATTCCGTCAAATAATGTAGCAGTACCTGATGGGTCAATAACACAAAGAATATCATCTATCATGTATAGTTCACTCTCATGAAATTCAAGTGTGTTATCATTAGTCAAGTCATAGTCTTTTACTTTGAAGTCAAAATCGTATCCACCACAATCAGCTGTGAATGGTTGTGACATTCTTGATTTTACCAAAGTGTCGACTTCAAATATTCCACCAAGATAATCAACTAACATCTTTCGAAATTCATTCCAATCCGAGCTTTCGTCTAAACCATAAATTTTTCTAAGTCTGTAGTCTAAAAGACTCGGACCATTTTTTTGCCAATACTTTAATATAGCCTCTTTTTGTTTAGAATCCATAATGATAAATATTCTATTCAATAGAATCTTTCAGTATCACAGAAAAACATAATATTTTTATCCTCCATACCAATCAATTTTGATACAGTCATAAATTCATTTGTGATACATTCGTTCATTATATTTCCCTTTATCTGAACTTTCTTTGTACCTGAAATTCTTTTAAAGTCGACTAACACTCCAACCAATGTTTTTTCCAATCCGTCAACATTTTTATACTCCACTTCAAATATAATTTTATTTTTTCCAAAACTATATTCAACAGTTGGTTTAACTTTCTTAACTATCTTAAGAAAATCATTATTGGTAAAGACCTGGAAACTCATGTTTAATCATATTTAATGGTATTATGACATGTTGGTCGTATTCTGCGAGATAGTTGTAGAAATCCAAACTCTGAGTGTGTGTGAACATTTTAACAATACTGTTAGGTATTACATTTATCTCTTTATGGAATATATCAACCTCAGTCAACTGATAAAATTTAGTCCAAAAAAAGATTGGGTTAATATTTTTATTAGATGTTATTGGTATTATTCGTGAATCAAAACCCGTCACTTCATGAACATCTCTGATAAAAATTTGTCTTTTAATACCACCAATAACTAAAGGTTCTATCTTGCAATACTCAATCACATAGAAATTTTTGATGAAATCATAAAACAATTCAGGTTTAATCATTATCTAAAATTGTAACAATAAAAGGAATATTCTGAAGCGAATTATTCTTTATTATTGTTAGAACCCCATAATAAACACCATCAGGAAGATTAGAACCATTCCAATCATTATTTTTCTTTGATATCGTAGTAAAATGAATTACTATCTTCAGTCACCCATCTATCGGATTGATTTTCAACCGATATTGAGTCTGTATCAACTTTAAATTGTTTTAAATCTTCAGGTAGTGATTTGGTGACCCAATTACTATCCCTCCAAAAAAGTCTATTGTTTGGTTGACATAATAAATACCCCTCATCTGATTCAAATATATGCCCACATTTATAATCAGATGGTTCATCACTATATGGATTACTATACCAATCAACTGTAAACATATATGTACCCCAAACTTTTGTTCCGTCTCTTAAAACAATCTGTGCTCTGTGAAACGCTAAAAAATCATATTCAATTACAGAAACGTTTTCACTGAAACAATCCCACAATTGTTTAAAATTGAAGGGGATATCATTTGTTGGGATTTTAGTATAGATTTCGGATAACGGTACCCTACTTCTTAACATACCATTATCTGTCATAACGTGAAAGGTAAGTATTTGACCACCACAAGATTGAATACCAAAAACATAAACGTTATAAAACTCTTTATCGTCTTCAATGTTTTTAGTAAAATAAGATTTTTTAACAAGTCCTTTAAAAGACGGAATATTTGAGTTTAATTTCATAATTTAATTACTTAATGGTGCTTTAATTGATGGGTGTGATTTATAGTTTTCGTATTTTGAATTTTTGGATTTTAATCTCCATAAAATGGTTGATGATAGAATACCTGTTTGTCTTGAGGCTTCCGCCAAACTCTCATAAACAATATCATCAATTTGGACTTGTGTCATATTAGTTGGTTTTTTACCTTTTCTTTTCTCACTTAATATTTTTTTAGTTTCTTCCGAATGTTGTTTACCAAAAAATGGGTTATTATTTTCAGTTCTAGGTCTACATTTGTTACAATGAGTGTGACCGTAACCTATTCTTTTACCACATTCACAATAGATGTAAGTTAAACCCCCTTTCCAATTTGGGTTCTGTTCTTTATTATAACTTCTTCTATTATCTAATTGCTTTTTAACTATTTCTTTATGCATTTTTTTACCCTTCCAAAATCCGTCTTTACCATGCATTCCATTTTTCTCACCAGACACATTTTCACTTCTTATTTTTCTTTCATCATCACTTATATTGTCCCAATACTTTTTTGTTGAGCGTCTTTGGTTTTCAACCCAATTCTCATCATACTTAATAAATTCAGATAGGTCTCCACCTGTACCACCTTCTGTTAAATTATAACCGTTTTCAATTGTTTTGAGTTTATTAATCCAAAAAATTTCTTTTTCATTCAACTCGTCTTTATTAGAACACTCTTCTAAAATAGTTTTAGAGAAATTTTCTAATCCGTATTTTTTTATTGCCAACTTAATCAACTTTCCACTCCCAAAATATTTATCAAATAATAATCCACTATATTGTCCGATATAAGATTTACCGTTTATATTGTTTTTGATTTCATACACTAAAAACTTCTTCATATTGATTTACTTTAAGGTTTACCCTTTAATATAAATATCTGTAATTTTAAGAAAAGTTAATTTGAAAGTGGCATTTTTATTGATGAGTGACTTTTGTATCCATCAATCTTAAAATCCGATGGTTCTAAATGACCAAACAAACTAACATCAAATCCTTTCCAAAATGCGTCAGTTTTTGGTAATTTTAATTTTGGTAATTCGAAAGGTTCTCTCGAGTGGTATGGTATTTTGTATGATTCATAGTATTCACTCAATCCACCACCAAAAGGAACTTGTTCATCAACTGCTGTTTGGTAAAAATTTCCCATGGCGGTTTTTAACAATTCATGTCTTTCTTCTGGCGTATAAGGTCTACCAATTTGTTCCTTAACACCTTCAATTTGATTGAGGTATATGTGGCAATCACCTAAATTACCAATTAATTCATCTGGAACCATATTTACAATTTTACCAATAATCTCTAAAAGAAGCGCGTATGATGCAATATTAAATGGCAAACCCAATGGGACATCATTTGACCTCATATTAAACATTAAAGAGATTGCTCGTTTAGGTACACCATAGGGTCTAAACCATTCATCCATACTAAATTCAACATTAAAGTCTCTCATTGGTAAAACTACATTGGATTTATTGTTCTTCATCCAATTAAGTCTTTCCTCATCACTCAACTCTCTTGTATAAACTTGAAATCCATAATGACAGGGTGGAAGAACCATTTGGTCTAATTCACCTACATTCCAAGCGTTAACCATCATTCTCCTTGAGTCAGGATTTGTTTTAAGGTCGTTGATTAAGATTGATATTTGGTCAATAACCATTTGGTCTGCCTCATCATAGATATTTTCATATGAACCATCTGTTGATAAATACATTTTCTTTTTAGTCCAACTTCTCCATTGCTTACCATAAATTGGACCTAACTCACCCCACTTCTTAGCAAACTCGTCATCTGTTTTGATTTTGTTGATGAATTCTTCTTGTGAATATGGAACAAACGTCTTATTCGGTTGGTTTATTAAATCATCAACATGACAATCTTTTTCATTAAAAATAAGTTTGTTTATGTAATTCTTATACGCATCACCATCCCAAATATGACAACCATTTTCAACAAGGAACTTAATGTTTGTATCACCACGAAGGAACCACAACAGCTCAGTTACCATAGTTTTAAATGCCATTTTCTTGGTTGTAAGTAATGGGAATCCATCACTCATTTTGTGGCGAATTTGTCTTCCAAATACAGAAATTGTTCCAGTACCTGTCCTGTCCTTTTTTTCCACTCCATTATCTATAATGTCTTGTAGGAGTGATTGATATGATTTATCTAAATTATTCATGTTCGTAGAATACAATAGTATTATTTGAAGGAATTCTAATTATCGGAGCATTTAAACCGTCTCTTTGTTTTTGGAATATCTCATAGATTCCATCAATTAATTTAACAGTCATTACATCTTTGTAAGACTTTTTGGTACCACTTACCAATTCAAGGGTTAGGGTGTGTTGTTTGGTGTTAAAGATTATAGTATTCATATTTTTCAAGGCATTAAAAAACCTTCTCCCTAATAATAAGAAGAAGGTTTTCAATAATCAATTAGATTTACTGACCGATAACTAATTCGCTAAAATCAAGTTGGTCAGTTCCTGTTACCTTATCCTTAACCTCGTCGTACATGTAAGACTTAACAACTGAAACAATACCCATTTCAGCCTGAGCAATTTTACTTTCTTGCCAGTCTTCGAGTTGTTCTCCGTCCTCCATCATCTCCCACATCTTATAGGCCAAAGTGGCGATGGTGAAGAGTTGTTGTTTAGCCATGTATGAACCTTGTTCGTTGTTTTCCTTGAGCATCTTCTTCAATCTGTCAAGTTGGTCCTCATTAATAATAATTTGTTTCATTACACCCTTTTATTATAAATATCATTAATCTCAGAAGGCGAAAGTTGAACGTATCATATCCAACAACTTTTCATCGAATTCAATTCCATGTCTGTATTCAAACTCTTCCAATAACCTTGAGACGGATTTCTCATATCCTTTTGTCTTTAACATAACATAAGCTCCCAAATCAGCTTCCAACTCTTCTTTTTGAGTTCTTGGTCCGTTGTGTCCAAACTTTACATGGGCAATCTCATGAGCTTCAATAAACTTTAAATCATCATCAGATAACTTACCATCACCAAACATTTCACCATCAACAATAATAGTTTTCATCTCAGGGAATAAAAAACCATAACCATATTGGTCAAAGATTTTCTTAAGTTCAGGGTAGTGAACATTGTTCTCATAAACCACGTTGATGAATATGTTTTCCATAAACTCACTTGGATATACCATTACTCCTTCTTCCATGTTAAATAAATAGTTTAATAACAAAAAAGGTCAACCGAAGTTGACCTTTAATTGGGACTGACCAGAAGGTCAATCACTCCACCACCTGATTTGAGTTCAGGAACTCAACGGTTTTCAGCCTCATAAGCCTGATGCACCGTTTGGCACTGTACCACACCGTAAGAACAACCATCACTAGTGTAAACAACAGCATCCCCATCGTAAACTTCGACTTCTTCAACATACTTAATTTCTTTAGTCTTGGGAATAACAACCCAATCACCACATTTGAACTCTCTTCCCATAGACATAAAGTATAAAAATTAAATACGACTTAATCAACCTTCCATCTTGGATTTAATTGTAGCATATTCACCAAGTGTAACTGTTTCAACGTTACCAAGAATTAGACTCTGACGAAGAATTTCAAATGGAACGTGCATCAAGAAATCACGTCCGTTGAAAGTTGTCAAATCTTGCTTCAATTCCAAACATGAATGAATCATAGTCAAGAAAATCTTGTGCTGAACTGCATCTTGGTATTCCTCGTTTAGAATCTCGCCGAACTTTGGATGGATAATTTTAACTGTCTTCATTGTGGTACAAATATACAAATATTTTCCGTACCACCAAAATAAGAGCAAAAAAAAACCTCAGTATTTTTGGACTGAGGTTAAGGAAGGTGTAAATACGTTGAGACTACACGTTTTGAAGACCCGTCTTTCGTGAGATTATCCAGATATTGGTTCCTCACATTGTCCACTACGATTGCCCGTAGTATCGAGTCAGTGTCGGTAATTTAAGTTCACCACTCTTTTCGTTAAAACCAACTCAACCGTTACTCTACTCTCTTAAGCCTTGCGAGCTCACTAAGGGATGGCCGTCCCACGAGGTATTTCGTGATTAACATAAGAGGACTTGCGGTCCGCCTATGACTCCATTAGTCCGATGACCTGAAGTGTTAGACACCTTTCAGTTTCAACGCCCGAAGAACTTGTGCTTTGTCTTTATTTTCATATAAAGTTAGCTCTTGTGGATAAATGGACGATGTGCTTCGGGAGAAGTTCCGTTCCTTTTGGGAACAAAATGCTTCACACCACCCTGTGAACCTGCCAGCTCACGGTCTGTCAGGACTTCGTCATCTCTTTTTGTACGACTCGGAAACCCTTGAGACTGGTACCCAGCTCTACAACCCATGGCAGGGAGTGTCGAACCGTCACCTGTGACTTTTCCTATTGGTGTCACCACCTCAACCCCGATATTCCACGGACTCGGAGTGATTATTCCCCCTCAACACTTGTCGTTGGGGCAATAACCGTAGTCACTTTGTTTAGTTGTCAAGACTCTCGTCCTGCGAACTTCCCTTAGAGGCTAATCTAAGTTCCATCCTTTTAGTCTCATTACTGAGGTTATCTAACGACGCTAAACCGCCGAAGGTTTTTGATATCAACTTTTCTTGAAAAGAAAAGGGGTCACGGTGACAAGTCACCAAAAAACAAGTTGATATCTCAACCATTAATTTTCAAAGAACGTATCAGAAACTTACTCTATAACTACGGATAGTGAGATTTGGATTCCGTGTTTCTGATTTGTTTTACAAACTTACGACATCGTTTTCAGATTGTCAAATAATTTTGTAAACTTTTTTTGATTGTGATAAATAAATATCGGTTAATCTTTAAAAGTTCTATAACTATAAATGTTTTTTTGTTTCTGTCAACCCCTCAGGGACAAAAAAGTTAAAAATAATTAATTGAAGAAGTTTCTTCTGATTTCGAAGTTAACGTCAACTTTATCTAACTTCTTGTTCAACCAATTCATCATATTTGATTCACTACTAAAAAGTTCAGTTGGGTCTTCATTATCTCTAAGTGGTAATTCAACAACTTTTTTAGCATCATCCAAATAATGAGCCCCACTATTTTTAGGTCCATATTTAATAACCCCATTGTCACCAACCAAAATTAAGTCATGAACTATATCATCACAGTCAATACCATTACCATTCACGATAATATATTCTAAATCTTGGAATGGACTATAAGACCTGTAACCATCAATGTGTGGTAACATTTCTCTTTCTTTGTTTGACTTATTTACTCTGAAATGTTCAGGTTGCTCTAAGTCTGGTTGTAATCTATAGTTGGTCGTCAGCTCCTCACCTTTTTTTATTGGTCGAGAGGCCACTAAAAATCTTTGTTTTTTTTTTAAAACATTGTGACAGTTTGGATTATCACTATGGTTGTGCATTTTACCTAAATCTGTAAAATCATAACTAACACCAGGTTTGTTTATAGTGTGTAAAAGACCAATGACTTCGTTTTCTTCTAAATCATTTTTAGCAAAGGAACCTCTACCTTGTATATTACTCCTATCAACATAATATTTTTTAACATCAACATTTTCTGTTATGTTACCAGATTGGTCATTGATTTTTTCTTTGAGTTTATTCACAAACTCTCTTTGAATCATCTTAACAAACTTAACGTATGGTGCGTCGTCCGCTTCAGGGTTATATCTATAAGGGTCCTGATTTGGTCTCTTAGCCCTTCCGAAGTAGTTAAGTGCTGAAATGTTTGTAATACATTTGTGTCCACCTGAGTTCGCTTCAATCATATCCCAAGCAGGAACACCAAACCTATCCAACACAGACCACTCTTCATCTTTTAAATCTTTTGATGGTTTAGCCATTATCTTCTTGATTGATGAAAGGTATTGTTCACCGTTCTCAATCTCACGTACCTTATCACCGTAGAATGCTTCAAGGTCAGCATCTGTAAATCCAACAGAACCTTCTTTAGCCGATGTTTCAGATACCCACTTAATAGTAGATAAAGGAATAATCTTATCTTCCAACTGACCTTTCCATTTCAACATTACCTCATCGGCAATCTCACCCAAGTTAACACCCTTGAGTTGTCTTTCTTTATTGAATGGATTACAAGACGCTTGTACCAATCCCATTGGCCATGCAATAACCAAAAAGTCAGCATCGGGATAGTTTTCAAACGGAACGTATCTATCATAAGCACCTGGCTTAGATAATGCCCCACCACCGTACTGAACGATGATACCGTCTTCAAACTGAACTCGTGAACTGTTCTGTTGAGACTGAATGTAATTCTTTTGGTTTGAACTCATCATCTCAGGAGTTGCATAGTTTTTCTCTTGAGCAATTCTCTTAGTGTTCTGTAAGATATTCAACAAAGATGGTGATGCATTCATAACCAACTCTTCTAAGAAACCTGGTTTGTTCTTATAAGCTAATAATAATTTGTTAGCTGCTAGCCCTAAAGCGAATTTATTACTTTGTAATGATTTGTCTTTATCTAACTTGAAGATAAAGTTCATGATGTCTTTTGGTTTCAACCCGTATTTTGCAAAGTCTGCAGAATCCACAGTTGATATCAAAGTGATATCATCTTGTGTGAAGATTTCTTTTGGTGAAACAACCTGAGATATTGTAGCTACATTTGAACGTGATGGTTTGAATGAAACTGAAGTATCTTTTTCAACACCTGTCTGTGTATCGTGGTGGTCTGTATGGATAACAAACATCGGTTTACCGTGAGCGAAGTCAACCAACACAGGCATTGTATCACCAGTCGCATCTTGTTTCTTTACAGCAAACTCTTTATCACCATATTGGATAACCTCAGAACCAACAACTTTAATACCGTTGGATTCCAAATATTCTCTCATGGCAATTGCAGTTGTTACTCCATCCAAATCTTGGTGGAAGTAAATCTTTGCCTTTGGGTATCTTTTCGCCAAAGCGTTAATGTCACGTAGACCCGATTCTTTAATTAACTTCTTCATCAGTCCCAACCGAAGTAATGTGCAATTTTATCAAATAAATCTCCGTAGTCAGACATACACTGTTTGAAAATGACTTTGTCTTTTTCTGGCATCGCATCCATTGTATCTTCACCCCAAACACCATCGGGGGTTACCCTAATCATTGACTGATATTTTGCAACTGCTTGAGCACTTTTAGAGTTAGGTAAATTACCAATGGACCCATCCATTTTTAGTGATTTACCTTCATCATCCTTTACATTTTTCTTATTCAAGAAACACTGAATACCCCTATTGTAGTTATATCTCTCAATAGTAGTCATACCATTGTTTAAATCTTCTTTTAGGTATTGTCTTGACGTGGCTTCGATGTGTAAACCAAGTATTCTACTTTTTTCTTGTTCGTTAATTCTGAATTGTTTCATAATCAAATTTTATTATAAATATCTTATTTTATCTAATCATAGAATCAATCGCTGAACCAATTTTTTGGTACACAGGATTGTTTCCATGTGGCTCTATGTTACCAATCGGTGGTTCAATCAAAATACCTCCTAGTTCCTTGTATTGTTTATAATAATCCCTTACCTGTTTTTCTGTAGTCCTTGCAAGACCACCCCAACCCCACGAACCTTGAACTACCAATATTCTTGTGTTTGGAAACTTCTCACCGATTGCTGCGAACAATCCCGCAACATCATCATTAAAAACCCTACCGAAGTTACCGTTAGTTCCAATTACTGTGATGACGTTTTCAACATTCTCATTGACATATGGATAAGCATTTACAGCATCCTTTAACCAGTTAACACCCATACCACCTTTCCAAAGTGATTCAACCCCACCTGTAGTTCCAATTCTTGATGCTTTAGATGTTGCGTTATCAACATAAGGTGTTTGAGAGTCACCAATAATAATATTTCTCGGTATTACAGGGACTTTTGTCTGAGACTCCACACTATCCTCATATAAGAGTTTTATACGTTGTCTATCTTGTTCATTAAGTATGAAAGGTTTTCCCATGTTTAATAAATATCACATAAATAAAAAACCCCTATTTAGTAGGGGTTTCTAATTGTATTTTAAGTTGATTTTGTTGTAATTGGTATTCCCTAACTCTCTTTCGTGCCACTTCACAGTAGTTCGGACTGATGTCCACTCCTATCCAAGACCTTCCCAACATCTCAGCAGCTAAACATGTTGTTCCTGAACCATTGAACGGGTCCATAATAACATCCTCTTTGTATGATAGAATCTTGATTGCCTTCCAAGGGATGTCCATTGAGAATGTTGCTTTGGTTTGTTGTTTGGTGTCAGCAAAGTAATGCCATTGTCCGTACACCAAATTGATGAAGTCTTTCTTATCATCATCAGCATACATCTGTTTCTTCTTTTGTTGGTCAGGGTTCTTTGGGTCATCAATCATTTCAACCCAAGATTCCCATTGAGGTGTTCCTTTGACTTTCTTAGTGTGAACTTTTTTATACGCCAAGATTACACACTCTTTTGGATTGTAAATGTATGGTGATGAAGGACTCATCCAACTTCCCCACGCAGTTGTCTTGCTTCTATGTGGTGATGTCTCTTCCAAGTCAATGATACCAAAGAAACCAAAACCTATCTTTCTCATAACAGCCCATACCTCAGCTGAAAAATAAATTCTCCCACCTTTTGATTGGCGGTTAATCTCGTAAGGGATGTTGATGGCAATACGACCATCGTCTTTCAACACACGGTACGCTGCAGTCAACCACTCCTCCGTGAACTTCATATATTCATTAAATTCTTTATCGTCGTCCCAACTGTCATAATCAATCCCAACACCGTATGGTGGACTGGTAACCATCAAGTCGATTGAACCCTCCTCCATGTTGTCCATAAACTCAACAGTGTTTGAGTTCCAAATCTTTCCTTTTAATTCTTCTATATTCTTCATTTTTTAAGTAATTCTAATATTAAGTATAATAACATAATTGGCCACAAAAATACAGTGAAGACTCTCTCCCTCATAGTTAAACGAGTTTCGTCAATTCCGTATACTAACATCGATTCTACCATAAACGTAAACACCATACCAAGTAACAAATAAGTTAACATTTGCTCTCAATGAGTTCAATCTTACGTTGTAGATACCACAATGCTTTTTTAAGGTCTTGAAGTTCTTTATCGGTTTCTTTTTTCCCAGCTCTTGAGATATACTTCACAGTATTACCTAAATGGAAATCTAAATCCCAAGCCTCAATAACTTTGATTGCTTCATATTCATTGTTTTTACCGAATCGGTAATGGTCAGGATGATTAACCATCTTTTCTATTTCATTGGTTTGTGAGTCCATAATATCCTTTTCCATGTTCGCTTTCTTCCACCAAACCAAGTTCGATGTATTTGTTGATGATTTCCATCGCCTCTTCTTCATCTACCTTCAAAAGGTATTTTGCAATGAAAGAAATGTGTACTGGTTGTCTTAGCTTAGCCAAGAACTTTTCCTCATCTGTTGGCATACTTTTGTGATTTTGCGTCTTTTCGTTCTTTACGAATTTTTTTATCAGATAGATTTTCAGAAGTATTTTTTTCAACTTTCTTACTTTCCACCTTCACAGAACCTCTTACCTCTGTTTTCCACAGAGACTTTGAACAGTACTCCCAACCTTGCCATTTTGTTCCTACCATGTTGTTAGCGTCTTTGTCGTCGACTCGTTTGATTTCTCCAGTTTTTGTATTTCTGATTGTTTTCATAATATTTGTTTGTTTATTGTTATTATTCCTTAACCCAATAAAAGTCTAGTAAGGTTCTCATAAAGAATCTTTTAATGGGGTTAGGTTTGTTGTAAGTAGTAAATGCAGTACAATTCATCCTGTCTTTACTTCCTAAGCAATACCATCCTACAACCTTTTTCGGTTTTGGAAAGCTTGCGATTTTAGCTTCTAATATCTCTTGTAACCAATCTTTGCTAGTTTGTTTCATTGCTCACCTCCTCCGTAGGTTTCGTTGTAGTATTGTTCACCAGTTATTGGTAGTGTACTTTCAGGATAATCAATTCCATGAACTGTTCCTTTGTTGTATGCAGTTTCAATTCTTTCTTTCTCCATTTCTTTGGCTTCTCTAATTTCTTCTTGATGGTCTATATAAAAAGTAATTGCTTGTGGTATGCCTAACTTCATTGCTAACTTTCCACATAGAATGTCCACTGCCGTTTGTTGTTTATTGCTCATTCTTTCTTCTCCTCTTTGGTTTCTGCTCATCGTCCGCAAGTTGTGCTTTGGTGAGTGCGTCTTGTTGTTGGTTTGCCCATATCAAAAGTGAGTGCAATGCTTCCGTCACACAGGTAGAGCAGTTCGGCAAGTTGCGTCCAAAGATTTCACGATGGACTGCGTTTAGTTTGTTTGCTTGTTCTCCAGTTGGTTGGAACACTTGGGTTTGCTTCCACTTATCAAAGAGTGGTTGAAGGGATAAGATAAATTCTATATTGCTCATAGTTTGGTCTCAAGGAGTGCGACAATCACCGTTGCGATGGATGCGTAAAGTATCCCCACCCATCCGTAAGTGTATAAAAAGAAGGACAACCCCAACCACCACGATAGGCAGAAAGCACAATCAAGTGGTTTCATTCGCTTCCATTTGTGGTATTCGTTTCCGTAGAGATAGCGTTTAAGTAGGTCGGCTGGTTTTCCAAAGTTCACAATGATGATTGCTAAACAAGCAATTCCAATTATTTCTGTGTGCATCGTTCTTTCATTAGTTTCACCACCCTCAACACTTCACGGACGGAGATGTCGGTCTTTCTATGGATTGCCCTTGCAGACATTCCTGAACACCACA